GAGATAATAAAAATCTCATATTACCAAATAATAATTTAGCATTAAGAGTTACTTGGTTAGCACCACCAAGTATTCTTGTAAGACCAGCATTACCTATATAATCAGAACCTAATTGTGATAATTTTTCTACTAATGGTGCAGGCCTTAATTCACCAAATGCATTTGCTCTTAACTCCTCTGCAAATCTAGCAGCAACTGGATAATCTTTTCTCAATGTAGTTTTTTTTGTGCCACCTTTACCATCAGATATTGTAATAGGTTTATTCCAAATATCACCAAATTTTTTAGTAGCTTCCATTCTTATACCAGAAGTAATACCGCCTTTTGTATAATCTGTTGCAGCTTTAATAAAATCTGCTATTCTTTTTAATTTTAAATTTCTATCACCAACTTTAGTTCCTAAAAATTTTGTACCTAATGCAGCTTTAGCATGTGATACACTTCCTAAGTATCCATCTACACCTTTACGTTGTAATGAGAATCTTCTAAATCCTACACTCTTTCTCATTTTATCTACAGCTGCTTGATATTGTATAAACGACTCACTATCTAAATTATATCTTGTAAATAATCTATCAAAAGCTGTAAGCTCTTCTGAGCCTAATTGTGACCTTTCTCTTTTAACTACTTTAACAACATATTCTGATGATAATTTTTCTTTATTATTAAATTTATCATTAGTCTTAAATATTGGGGCATCCCATTCTTTAGATAATTGTTTAGCTCTTTCTTCTATAGAAAATTTGTTATTTGCACCTGGTGCTTCTACAGGTTGATAAACTTTTTTCTTATTATTCCATTTCATAAGAAAAGCTACAAAGTCACCTTCAAATATTCTTGGAAAATAATTAGGTATTTTTTCTATAATAGTATAGCCATCGCCTTTATTTGCCATAGCTTTTTTATTATTATAATCTACGACTTTTTCAAATAAACCTTCAACTTTTCTATATATTTTTATTTGCTCAGCATCTAATTTATATTTATTAACAAGTTCTTTATTTGTAGCTTGATATTTAAAATATGCTTCTTTTGCAGGTAAAAATGGATCAAAACCCATAATTGTTGCAATCTCTGCATCAATAGCTTCTTTATTATCTTTTGTTCGTGTAGATCTTAATTGTTCTATTCTTTTAATATCAGATTCTGTTAATTCTTTTTTACTAAATCTAGCTTCACCAGTTTTTTGATCTATTCTTGTTGAGTAGCTTTCTTTGTTTTTTCTAGCTTCTCCTAATTTATCAGAAAAAACTTGATCAAATGCATCTAAAATTTTATTAGCTTTATCTGGATTTTTATTTCCATATATTTCTAATTCTGTTAAAGCACCACCTTCAGTTCTAATTTTTCTCATACCAGCTAATCTAATATACTCTGTAGGAGAATTAAGTTTTTGTAAATAGTCTTTATCACCTTTTTTCTTACCTGGTGCAATGACCTTATCCATAGCAAACATTGGGTCATAAAGCATTTGTTCTGCTATAACATCTCTTTTTGTCATAGAAGTGTATAACATATCATTAGTATGTTTAGCTCCAGGTTGATCAACAAATTTAGGTGGAGCTATAGATCCTTTACCAAATGTTCCATATGTTTCCGCTGGATTTTTTAAATTAATTAAGTCTGGTGTAAATGATTCTTTCAGGTCAGCATATTTTTTAGAACCATCTGTTTTGTACATATCTTGTTTAAATACTTCTATAGGTCTAGTATCTTTACCAAATATAGCTTGATTATAATTTTGATTAGTCCAAACTATTTTACCAAACGCCATGTTTTCTACATTTAAATCATTAATGTATTTTTCATGTTTAGCAATTTGCTCACCTGTCATAATTTTATCTTGTAAATTTTCAGGTATAGCTTTAGGTTGTTCACCTTTTAATAATGCTTCTTCGTTTGCTTTTTGTAATTTACTAGCAGATTCTGATTCTCTAATTAATGTTTTATGTTGCTGTATTACTTGCTCATTCTGTGCCATCTTTTCAGCTGCTAAATTTCTTACTGGTTCTTCTTTAGCTTTTGCTGCAAGATTTTCAAACTTAATTAAATCTTTTTCTAGTTTTTCTATATTTTTTTTAACTGATACATATTCTTTACCAGCTAAACCAGATTCAGCTAATTGTTTTTCTTGATTTCTTATTTCAATTTTTAATTCATTAACTTTATTTATAGCTGTTTGTGGTTTTTCTATTTGACCTATTAACTGTTTTGTTTGTACTTCTAAATCAGTCAATTGTCTTCTAACAGGTTTACCTTCTGCTATTGGACCAAACACACCAAGCACACCCCATACTGCAGCTGCTGCTAATCTTTCATCATTATCTGCTTCCCATCCTGAAGTTAAATAACCAAAAGATCCAAGTCCAGCTACTCGTGGTAATATATTTAATTTATTAGCTATGTTTAAAATTTTACCTGTACCATAACCATATGCACCAGCTTTTAAAATATCAAATGTTTTACCATTATCAATTTCTCTAGTCATATCAGTTATAGCTATACCTGCAGGTAATCCACCACCTGCTTGTAAAAATCTACCAGTGCCTCTTAATGCTCTAGCAGTTCTACCTATACCTTGTACAGCTTGTAATCCTCTACCAGCCATAGTAGTTGCTCTAATAAAAGGTATATATGATATTATTGTAGGTAGTGCTTGTCCTAAACCATACCAGAAGTTATCTGTAAATCCTTCAGGTTTTGTAAAGTCTTTATATTCAGGACCTATATCATGTGCAATATCTTTTAAATAATTTTCTGCATGATCAAAGATACTATCATCTGTAGGTTTAAAACCTAAAGTTTTTCTACCCCAATCATAGAATCTATCCATGCCACCAGGTATTGCTGCAAATAATTCAAGTGCATGTGATCCACCTGTTTTGATACCTTCATAAAAATAATTAGGATCTTCTCTAAATTTTTCTGTTCTTTTAGATAAATCAGGATCTAACTCGTATGGGTCAGAATTAAATAAATCCATGTTAAAAAAGTTTTTCTCGCTAACTAACTTTTCACCATGTTTATTTGTATCTATCCCAGCGGTTAAATATTTCTTTACTGACGGATGAAGTGTTGCAAACTCATCCTCATTTAAAGTTTGTAAATCCATTATTTTTTATCTTTTGTATCTTTTTTCTTAAGTTGTGAAGGATCTATAAATGTTTTTTCTTTTGGTATAGGGAATGCAAAGTTTTGTGAATCTATTAAACCATAGCCACCTAGTGTTGCTAGATCTGCATCTTCAGGAGTTAATACTCTAAATATAACATTTAGCCTATTAAATAACCTATCACCCTGTTCTCCCTGAGGAAACATTTCACGTTTAGGCTGTATCATTATACCATCTTTATTAAAGTATTGTCTAAGTGGTTCAACAAAATTTAATACTTCTTGAGGTAGAGCTTTTTTATTTACTTCATAATTTGCAAATAAATTATCTAATGGTAACTCTTGACCAAATGGTAATACTACTGCACCTCTTCTATTAATTAAAGGTTTGTATCCTGGTGGTACTTCTGGTTTTTCTACAATACCTGCAGTTTTTTCTTCAGTTGGTTTCACTGGAAATACTGTAGATCTATCTTGTCCTGCTAAAGTCATACCAGACTGACCTGAAAAAGTATCCATTAGTTTATGTTGAGATAATAATAATTTATTATTTTGATTTTGTAATTCAGCTATTTCTGTATTATCTGTGCTTCGAGCAATAGCGTTCATATTATTAGCTATTTGCATAGCTATCTGTCCACCTGATTGTGATATAACATCAGTCATTAATTTATATGTTACAGGTGATCTATAACTAATTGCGTCTAGTGGATTAATATTATTTTCATATAGTTTTTGATCAACAAATTGTGCTCTTGCTTTTGTATCATTAGGAAACTTAGCTTTAGCATTTGCTGTGATAATATTAACTTTCATAAAGTTTAAGTTAGCATTACCTTCAGCTGTTCCTGGAAATGTACTTAATATACCATAACCTTTTGCTGTAATACTTGCAATCTTTAATTGTGCATCACCCATTTGATCAACAACAGGCATTTCATTTTGTTCATCTATTTTTTTTANATTTAAAAGAAGTTTATCAACTCTTGGTGTTTTACTTATTGCTGTTAATTTTTGTGCNTGNNTATCTTTTTCTCTTTCAAACTTATCTTCTGAAGATACATATGGGCTACTAATATCAATACTAAAATCTTCACCTGGAGTTCTTGCTACATAATTAGCAAAGTTTAATTTAACTTTATTAAAATCTTTATTCTCAAATATACTTCTTTGTTCTTTAAATGCTTTACCTACATACATATCAACTAATTGATCTGTAGAAAAATTTCCCATAGGCTTAATATTAAATGCCTCTAAATTACTTGATACAATATTTTTAACTTGATCAAAATTGTTGTAAGCTAACTCTGTAGTTTTAAACGCTTGATCTTCTTTTTCTAAAGCTCTATTAGCCATAGTTACATTCGTTTGAGTATCTCTTTTTGCAACTTCATCAAACTGTGTAATACCACCCATTGCTAGATCTTTAAATATTCCCATATTATTCTCCTTTTGCCATTAGGCCTAACCTAGGTGCAGGTGTATCCATTTCTATCATTGGCATTTCTTTCATTTCTTTTGCTTGAATCATATCTCTTTTTCTTTCTGACATGTCTTTAAAAAATTCTGTATTTTCAGCATCACCCATATTTACTTTAGCTGGTATCTCTNCTATAGCAGCTTCACCTGCTACCATCATTGCAACAATAGGTTCTAATAATTTAGCAGTATCNACTGTCCATCTACCTTCTAAAAATCCTGAGAATGTAATTATTTTTACTAATGCTTCTATTGGTATACCCATTCTTAATANTGTNAACATTCTTTCCATNTTTTCAGGTTTCATTATACTTTCNTAAACATAATCTGTAGCTTCTTCTACTGATGCTGTTTTAGGTGGATGTTCCCAAGGATANTTTCCTGGNTCATCAGTTAATGATTGTCCAGGCACTGGTGCATCAAATTTATTTACACCAGGTTCTTCATAACTCATTACTGANTCTGGCTGTTGATTTCTAAACTTTTCTATTAGCTGNTCTATTTCCATTATTATTTACCTGTCTTAGCAATTGTTTTGTATCTTGCTTTTTGGTTATATAAATATCTTACTGTATTTTGTAATTGTGCGTACTTATAAAAACTTGCTTCACCTATATCACCAAAACTAGATACTCCTGCTCTTGATCTTGATGTACCTCTTACTTTAAATTGTCCTAAATTTACATTTGGGTCTGCTAAACCTGTTGGTGGTGTTGCTTTAAAATCACTACCCGCAGATCTTATTGCACTTCCTACAGATACTACTGCTGAACCTATATCTCTAGCTGTGTCCATGCTAGGACTTCTAAAAAAATCTACTACACCTGTTCCTATTGCCTTTGCACTTTTTCCTATATCTCTAAAAAAATCTAAATCTAATGCCATTTACTCTCCTATGATGTTACTAATGCTATTCCAAATTTACCAAGTAATTGATATAATGCAGATGTTTTATTTTCATCAGCTAAATCTAATTCTGTAGATCTTTCTAATGCAGCTATAGCAGTATTATGTGCTCTATTCTCTGCATTNTCTGATGANCTATTTACCCAAGCTGCNTCATCTCTCCATTGTTGCCATAAAGATGATAATGCATAATTAGATAAATTTAAAAGGTTCTGTGCATTTAATTGGTTTGTTGCATTTGTTATTGTGGTATTTGCAGTATTAATTGTTCTTCTCCATTCAACATTTGATTGATCAATAACTCTTTGATTCTCTACATTAAATCTTTGTCTTTGATCTAATAGCTGAGCATTAAATTGATTTAATACTTGTGCTCTATCGGCATTTGCTTTTTCAACTGCCATTTTATTTTGAGCATTCATACCTGAAATTTTATTTGATTCTGCTGTTGCAAATTGATTCATTGCATCTGATCGTGCAGCATTTTGTTCATTAATTTGTCCTGATAAACTAGAATAAAATTGATCTACTTGATTTTGACTTGTAGCATTAAACTGTCTAGCAGCATTTGATGCAGCTTGATCTGATAATAAAAAACTTTGTCTTACATTTAAATTTTGCAAACTTGCTTGTTGCTGATTGGATAGGTTAGCCATATCCATTTGAAAATAGTTATTAGCATTTGTTATAGCAGCTTGTTGTCTGTTATTAAGATTTTGAAAAATCATCTGCTTATATGTTTCAGCATCAGCTTGTGCTATAGGTATAGAGGCAGTTAGTAATCCATCAGCTAATGCTTCTGCCATCATAGTACTTGCACCTAATCCTCTTTGTTGCATTGCTGCTTTTGTAGCATTTGCAACACCTCTTAAGTACGCAGGAAGTGCATTACCAGTTTGTAATGATGTTTCAATATCTTGTGTGATATTTGCTAATTGTCCTCTAACTGTAGCATCAGAAGTTATAGTTCCAGTTTGAGCAGTCATAGGAGCCGTTACAGTTCCTGTTTGAGCTGTCATAGTTGGAGTGGCTCCAGCTACTGTTGCTGCTGTCATACTTGCAGGAGTCGCTATTGTAGGTCCTGCTGTAGTTGTTGCGGTAGGTGCTGTTGCTGCTGTAACTGTAGGAATAACTCCTGCAGTTGGTTGTGCAGCTGCTACTGTTCCAGTAAGGCCAGAAGTTGCTATAGCTTCACCAGTTTGTACTTGTTGTAATTGTGGAGTTACAACTGTTGCAGCAGGTACACCTGATGCAGGGTCTGTAAGTAAAGTATCAACTAAGGATATTACTTTACGACTTTTATCCTGCTCTGTTGTAGTAGGCTGTAAAGCCCCTTCAGCCAGTGTGGTTGTATTTGGTGCGTCTGTCGTTGCCATTGTTATTTTCCTTGTCCTCTATTTTTAGATCTCTTGGGCACTCGTTTATTATATTTTTTACTGTGTTTCCCAGGTCGTTTCTTTTTAGTTTCTTTTACAAAATTGTTAACGCCTATGAGGGATTTGCGTTTAGCCATTTAACTATGGTTTAGTTGGCCATGTAGCATTTTCACATTTTTCAACAGTGTCTTTCCCATCAGGCAGGTCTCTTAAATTTTGTCTGTATGTTTCCATGTCAGATGACATAGTAACATCAGATAAAGCATAAAAGTCTGTCTCTGCTAGAAGCTGATTTCTTTTAGCTCTTAGGCTAGCTTGTGCTCTTGCTACAGCACCGTCAGCCCACGCTTGTTCTTCAGCATCTCTAGCTGCTTCTTCTTCAGCAGTTAGTTGGATTCTTTCACCGTTGACCATTTTATATCTTGGCATGTTTGTTTCTCCTTATTGTTTGTTTATATACTATTTCATATAGTTGTAAAAGCCTAATTTACCCCATACAAATCGATTGTTCCTGAATCTATGTTTCCACTAGACATCGCAAATTGTACTCCATCTATTGCAGCTGTAACATTACAATATCCAGCTACAAATTGCTGAATACTTGCATTTGAATTGTGTGTATTATTTCCATTATATAAAAAATGTTTTACAAAAGTTGTATTACTTGGATCAAATAAATGTAAAACTCCACTAATACACTGATCAGAATCATCCCCAACACCACTATGTAACATTTGTGCTCCAGTGGACTGTGCTAAATCTCTACCTGATTCATAATTAACACTACCATTACTTGCTGATTCATCATTTGATGCTTGAAAAAAAGTAGTCGTTTTTGTTGCGTCAAAAGCAGAACTGCCATCTCTAAAATTAACTGTAAAATTTACATTGTCACTTGCTGGATGTATATTATTAAATATGAAAATATATTCTTTATAAGTACTATCTATACCTGATGTAATATCTATAGTTGATGATGAACTAGCAGTTGATCTTGATATAAAAACTAAATTACCAAGTCCTGTTGTGGTTCCAACTGCTGTTGCATCTTTTAATGCTCTATTATTTAAAGTTATTATACTCATTATGATTTACTTAATCCATACATTTTAATAACACCAGAATCTATTGTTCCAGCAGATGCAGAAAATTCTACTCCATCAATAGCTGCAGTTACATTAGCATAACCAGCAGTATAAGTAACTGTTGAATTATCTCCACTATCCATATTCTGAGTTCTTGCCGTAAAATGTTTAACAAACGTAGTCGAACTTGGTGAAAATAAAAACATATCACCTGAAAGAGAACCATCATTTTGATTTCCTGTCACTAAATTTAAAAAATGCCCACCTGTGCTTTGTGCTAAATCTCTATCAGAGTCATAGCTAAATGAATTTGTACCAGCTTCAGTATTTCTAGCAAAAAAATGAGTTGTAGTTTTTGTAGCATCAAAAGAAGAACCACCATCTCTAAATTTTAAAAAAAATGCTTCATTGGCATTAGAAAAATGTAAATTAAAAAATTTAAATAAATAAGTATCATAAGTGCTATCGATCCCTGAAGTAAAACTTGAAGAGGATACACCTGAAGATATAGTATTCGTAGTAATTAAATTCATATCACCACTTGTTATACTACCTAAAGCAGTTACGTTTAATATAGATCTATTATTATATTTAACTAACGCCATATAATTTTATAACTCCACT